ATAGAACAGGGTCGTGTGCAGTCTGCATTTAATCTTGATATCACTGTTACAATAGAAGACTGCCACAGGCTCTATAAAGACTTTAATGATTTACCAGAAGAGGTACAGCTAATCATAGCAAACATGATGTTTAATCTTGGCTATCCACGTTTGTCTAAGTTCAAGGGTATGAAGGCAGGAGTTGATACTAGGAACTGGTCTTCTGCAGCCGATGAGATGGTCGACTCGCGTTGGTACACTCAAGTACCCAACCGCGCACGACGTTTGGTAGACAGGATGAGACAGGTAGACAACGATGCCTGATTTAAACGTTGTAAAATTTGTAAGCAAGATAGTACCCCTAGCAACATCTACAACAGCCATATATACATGTCCTACAAATCACACGGCTGTTATAAAACTTCTTGCATTCTCTAACAAGGACACTAGTGATAGAACATTTGACCTGTCAGTCACTGTGTCTGGTGGTTCTGCACAGCAGATATTAGATGCCTTCAACATAGCTACAGCCACAAACATTGTATATGTATTTGACGATGGAAAACCGTTCTTTATGAATGCGGGGGATGCACTATCTGGGGTGGGTTCTAGTGCAAGTCAAGTTATTGCTCTGTTAGCTGTAGAAGAGTTTTATGACCCAAATAAATAGGAGAGGAGTATGCCCCTTAATAAAAAAGGAAATGAAATCATGTCTTCTATGAAGAAAACCTACGGAGATAAAAAAGGTGAGCAAGTCTTCTACGCAAGTAAAAACTCTAATAAAATCAAGGATGTTGAAGAAAAAGCGAAGGGTGGCAAAGTTAGAAAAACTAGCAAATCGTCGAAGCCTAAAACGAAGAGCAAGAGTAGAGTTAATGAAGCTGGCAACTACACTAAACCCAGTATGAGAAAACGGTTGTTTAATAGAATAAAAGCTGGGACTAAGGGCGGTAAGGCTGGACAGTGGTCAGCGAGAAAAGCACAGTTGCTTGCCAGCGAATATAAGAAAGCAGGCGGTGGCTATAAATAGCTATAAAGTTTGAAAGGGACTTAAATGCTAGCAGAGACTATGGCAGGAATCGCACTCGTAAAAGCGAGTGTAGACGGGATAAAGAAGGCTATCACCACTTGTAATGATATAGGTGATATTGCAAAATATATAGATGGGTTGTTTGAGGGCGAACAACAGATACAGAAGAAACGAAGTAAAGCTCAGAAAGACCCGTTTGCCGTAAACACGATTGCCGAAGAAACGATAAATGCCAAGCTTGCACAAGAGCATATGCGGGAGATGAAGAACCTAATAAATATGCGCTTTGGCCCCGGTGTCTGGGAAGGTATTATTGCTGAACGTGCTAAAAGAATACATGAACAGAAGGAAGCGGAAAGGCAGGAACGCGTAGAGAAAAGGCGTAAACATAAGGAACTTGTACATACCATAGAGATAGGGGGTTTGGTAGTAACAGGATGTTCAGTTGCAGTTGCGGTACTAGTTGCCCTAATCATTTTCCTATAAAAGCCTTGCTAAATCAACCTGCGATTTGTATACTAGAGTATTTAGGAGTTTACGATGTCCTTTATCTTGGATACCCTTAAATACAGGTACAGACATACTGCAGAAAAGTCTTTACAGAGGGTAAAAGACCTTATAGTGCAAAACCCAACAGTCTGGGACGATGTAGACGACGCTCTAGATAAATTACAGAGAGACGAATCTCGCGAACAAACTTTTCAATATGTCCTCAAAATGATGGAGAAGAAAGATGGCATTAAAGAAGAGCCAACGCTCTTTGAAGAATTGGACAAAGCAGAAGTGGAGGACGAAGAGTGGGAAACCGTCCAGTAAAACTGGAGAACGGTATTTACCGACAGCAGCTATCAAGAGCCTCACGTCGAAGGAGTACGCAGCTACCACGCGTGCTAAAAGAAAAGGAACTAAGGCTGGTAAACAGCACGTCAAACAGCCTAAAAAGATACGTGCTAAAACAAAACGATATAGATAAGGAGTAAACTATGTCTGCAAAATCCGACTATTTGGAAAAGAAGGTGTTAGACCATTTTTTAGGAACATCCTCTACATCCGCACCTAGTGCCGTGTATTTGTCTCTGCACACTGCCAATCCAACAGATGATGCTTCTGGAACAGAAGTGTCAGGTAACAACTATTCACGTCAAGAAATAACTTTTAATGCCGCACACGCTACAAACGGTACAGCCACTAATAGCTCTGTAGAAGAGTTTACAGCTAGTGGTGGAAACTTCGGAACAGTAACACACTTTGGTATATGGGACGCTTCTTCTAGTGGTAACATGTTATACTATGGTGCTTTAACAGCATCTAAAGTTATAGCAGATGGTGACACTCTACGCTTTGCTGCAGCTTCAATAACTATTACTGAGGCGTAAAAGTTATGGCACTTGTTGTTGCTGATAGAATAAAAGAAACGACTAGCACTACAGGCACAGGGACGTACACGTTAGCGGGTGCAACTACTGGCTTTGAGGCTTTTTCTGTTATCGGCAACGGGAACACTACCTATTACTGTTGTACTGATAGTACGGACTTTGAAGTAGGCATAGGTACGTATACGTCCTCTGGCACTACACTAGCCCGAACTACGATACTACAGTCTAGTAACTCTGACAATGCTGTCAACTGGTCATCAGGGACAAGGGATATCTTTGTAACTCAACCAGCAGAGAAGGCGGTGTTTAAAGATGCTAGTGGACACATACAGGCTGTAGATGGTCGTAATCTTACTAATCTATCTGCAGGAAATCTTACAGGTACAGTAGCTAACGCAAGACTTGACCAACAACTACAAGATGTAGCGGGACTAGCTGTAACAAACGGTAACTTCATTGTTGGTGACGGAAGTAACTTTGTGGCAGAATCTGGTTCTACAGCCAGAACGTCTCTTGGTTTAGGCACTGCTTCTGTACTAGATACTGGAATATCCAACACTAACATTCCTAAATTTACTAGTGGTGTAGCAGACAACGACTTTTTACGTGTAGATGGAACAGCAATCGAAGGTAGGTCTGCTAGTGAAGTCTTATCTGATATAGGGGGTCAAGCGTCCTTAACTTTCGGAATATCTAATACCAATGCAGTAAAGATTGATAGCTCCTCAGTAGCAGACGACGAGTATGCTCGCTTTACAGCAAGTGGATTAGAAAGCAGAAGTACATCAGAGGTCTTGTCAGATATAGGCGGTATATCTGCTAGTTCTACAAGCACTCTTACAAACAAGACCCTCACAACTCCTGTTATAAATGGCTTTAGCGGTACAGGTGATGGCAGTATTATAGGCGACCTTACTTTAAAATCAACAGATGATGGTTCGACTGTAGAACCAAATTTGAAACTAGTAAGAGATAGTGCTTCTCCTGCTGATAGTGATTTTCTTGGTCAAGTAACTTTTTTAGGTGATAATAGTGCAGGAGAACAAATAACTTATGCTAAACTTTTTAGTAAAATAATAGATGTTACTGATGGTACTGAAGATGGCAACTTTACTTTTAATGTTATGTCAGGTGGTTCTTCCCTAACTGTTCTTAATTTCAAAGGTAACGGTTCTACAACATTTAGTAGTAAAGATGTTCTACTTGGCACTGGTGTTGATTTAAGGTTTGAAGGGTCATCAGCAAATGCTCATGAAACGACAATTACTCCTACAAACCCAACTCAAGATAATACTTTAACATTACCTAACGTTAGCGGCACTTTTATTACAACAGGAAACTCAGACTCCCCAAGCACTACCACATCAAGCAGTGATGCAGATTTTGTTCTTATAGATGATGGTGGTACAATGAAAAAAATAACACCAGCTAATTTAGGTATTCCCTCAGATATAGACTACGGTCTAATTACATCATCAGCATCATCTACAGAAGATTATGGAGCAATAACCTAATGCCTACACAAATACAATTTAGAAGAGGAACAACATCTGAACACGGCTCTTTTACAGGGGCTGTTGGAGAAGTTACTGTCGATACCGACAAGGATACAATGATTGTTCACGATAATTCACAGGCTGGGGGTTACGCTATGGCTAACCTTAAAACAGCACAAGAGTTTACAGCAACACAAAACTTTAACGCGACCACTCTATCTGATGGTTCAACGGTTGCTTGGGATGCAAGTGCTAACCAAGTTACGAGTGTAACGCTTGGGGGTAATAGAACATTAGGCGCGGCTTCTAACCAAATAGATGGCGGTGTTTATGTTATATCAGTTATACAGGACGGAACTGGGTCTAGAACACTTGCTTTTAATAGTAATTACAAGTTTGTCGGTGGTTCTGCTCCAACAGTAAGCACAAGTGCTAATGCTAGAGATGTTTTAGTTTTTGTAAGCAACGGCACAAATATGTTTGAAATTGGTCGGGCAATAGGAGTTGCTTAATGAGTAGTTTATTTGGAATAGCGGCTGGTGGTCCTTCAGGTTTTTATGGTTTTATCATAAATCAGTCATTACGATTTAATGAAGCATCTGAGGCTTACCTAAGAAAAACAGATTTTTCTGGAAGCCCAACAAGTGAACAAACAGGTACATTTTCTGTCTGGGTTAAAAATACACTCAGTTATTCTAATAACAGAAATGCTATTTATGGTTCATCCACAGGAAGTGCCGCTTTTACATCTTTAGCTTTGAGTGGTGATACACAAGAATTAGATTTAAGAAGAAGAAATACAAATTCATCTGACGTTATAGATATAATCGGCAATCCTGCCCAACGTGACCCATCTGCTTGGTATCACATTATGTCTGTATACGACATGACAAATTCAACACAGGCTGACCGCGCACAGATTTACGTTAATGGTGTTAGGGTTACTGATTTAGGCACTAACACATTACCAAGTAATACAACAACAGAGTATTACTCAGGAGATTTTATATCGGATATGCAAATTGGTAGGACTAATACAAATAGTTCTAATATGTTGTATGCTGATTTTATTCTTGCAGAATATCATAGAGTAGATGGTCAAGCACTATCGCCAACTTCTTTTGGCGAAACTAAGTCAGGGGTTTGGATACCGAAGCAATACACAGGTTCTTATGGTAATCATGGCTTTCATTTAGATTTTGCAGACACCTCAGACATAGGTAAAGATGTAAGTGGCAATGGAAATGATTTTACTCCAAATAATTTATCAGCGCATGATATTGTTATTGATAGTCCAACTAATAACTTTTCTACTTTTAACCAACTTGAAAAACATTCAGCCACTGTTTTTTCTGAAGGAAATCTTGTATCTACTTCAGCAAATTCAAATGATTGGGAAAGCGTTGGTACAACAACGCACGTTAGTAGTGGAAAATGGTATTGTGAAGTAGCTTTAACTGCGGCTAGTGGAACTTTAGATTTAATTATTGGTGTTGCAAGAAGTCAAAGTTTTAGTTTCTTAGCAGGAACTACCTTTTATACTCCTGCTAATAACTATGGTTATTACGCTTCTGCTGGTGATGTTTATGCTGGTGGTTCGGTTGACGGGGATTTTAATGTCACTTATGCCGTTGGTGACATAATTGGTATCGCCATTGATATGGATAATCTTGCAGTTTATTTTGCTAAAAACAACACCTATATAAATTCGGGTGACCCAACATCAGGTGCAAGTAAAACAGGGTTAAGTGGTGCGCTTCAATCAGGTACTTCATATCAAGTAGCTGTTGGTGCGTATCAGAGTGGTACTAAGTTTTCTATTAATTTTGGACAAGATGGCACTTTTACTAACACTAAAACAGCACAAGGTAACGCGGATGCAAATGGGATAGGAAATTTCTTTTACGCCCCCCCTTCTGGTTATCTTGCAATATGTTCGTCCAATCTACCAGAACCGTCCATCACACCGCTAGATGATGATATACCAGAGGACTATTTTAATACGGTGCTTTATGATGGTGCTAGTGCTATAGTAAACGTAACAGGGGTCGGGTTCTCACCAGACTTTTTATGGCTAAAAAGAAGAAACGCTTCAAGTACAAATCATAAAATTTTAGATACAGTTAGAGGTTCTGGACAAGCATTAGAATCAAATAATACTGGGTCTGAAAGTGATGAATCTGCTAATTTTTCTTCCTTTGATAGTGATGGATTTACTTTAGCTAATGTAGGTGCAGGTGCTTACAATGTTAATGGCGGTACTTTTGTATCTTGGAACTGGCTTGCAGGAACAGCATTTAGTAATGATGCTTCAGCCACAGGTGTTGGGTCAATAGATAGTGAAGGGCAAGTGAACACAAAAGCAGGATTTGCTATCATTAAATACACAGGTACAAACTCTTCCTCTGAAACTATTGCTCATGGATTAGGTAAAGTGCCTGACATGATTATTGTAAAACAAAGAAATTCAAGTTCAAACTTCTGGTCTGTTTATCACAGCGGGAATACGTCTGCCCCAGAAACAGATTTATTGCGATTGAATACAACAAATGGAACGCTTGATGGAAGTGTTTACTGGAATGATACCGCGCCAACATCTTCGATATTTACTGTTGGCACATCATCTGCGCTAAATGCTAGTGGTAACTACATAGCCTACCTTTTTAACGAAGTAGAAGGCTACAGTAGGTTTGGCAGTTACACAGGCAATGGAGACCCTGAGGGTGTGTTTGTGTTCACAGGTTTTAGACCAGCTTTTGTTATAATAAAACAAACAAGTGCGGATGGTAATAACTGGAACGTACACGACAACAAAAGAGGTTCTCCAAATGAGGCTGACCCAACTATAAAAAATAATAATGTAGTTGATGCACGATTATTACCAAGTTCAGGTAATCAGGAAACTACATTTACGTCATTAGACTTTGTGTCAAATGGGTTTAAATTAAGAAATGATGGTTCGTCATATAATGGTTCTGGACATGACTACATCTACATGGCATTTGCTGAGATGCCTTTTAAATATGCGAATGCAAGATAGGAGATAAATAATGCCTTGGAAATTAGGTACAAAAACAATTAATATGGGAAGAAGTTGGACTGATGCTAATGGCAATCAATATCCTACAAACTGGTTAGCTCTTACTACAGATGCAGAGAAAAAAGCTGTAGGTCTTACATGGGAAGCTGACCCTGCACCTTTTGATAGCAGGTTCTATTCGTCTGCTAGTAAGGCAAAAGCTCTTGATGATGTTACTGACGATAATGGTATCGTAACGGAGGGTTTAAAAAGTGCATATAAAGCACAGACAAAAGCAACAGCAAAGTTGTTATTAGAACCTACAGACTGGTATGTAGTACGTAAAGCAGAAGATAGCACTAAAACTATTCCAACAAATGTAGCAACTTATCGTGCGGCTGTTAGAACAGCTTCAGGTACAATAGAAACAGCGATTACTAATGCGGCTGACCATACAGCATTTGTGGCACTATGGAATGTTCCTGTAGATAGCGATGGTAATGCTACTGGTAATGCTCCCATACATAACTGGCCTGACCCACTGGACTAATAAATGTCATTTTCCGTACTTGCATTCTCTCAAGAACCTTTTGCTTCTTTTAAGGTTGCACAAGTTGTAGATGCAGGGGCGAGTGTATCAGCTTCAGCTAGTGTATCTGGAGCGGCTTTACGGGTACGAAATGCGGACGCAAGCATTTCAGGTGCGGGTTCGGGAACAAGTTCTGCAACAGCAACAATACTTGCACAGGCAAGTATCTCCGCATCAGGAACATCTAGTGCATTAGGACTAGGACTACTTCAGGGTGAAGTAGCAATATCAGGGCAGGCTAACGCAACCACTGCTCCTGCTATGATTGGAATAGGCAGTGGAGCGGTAAGTGGGCAGGGAGCATCCACTGCGACAGCCTTAGGATTACTTAAAGGTGCAGTAGCGATATCAGGACAGGCTACTGTAGCCACCAGCCCTGCCATGATTGGAATAGGCAGTGGAGCGGTAAGTGGACAGGGAGCGTCTACTGCAACAGGATTGGGAATACTTCAGGGTGAAGTATCAATATCAGGGCAGGCAACCACAGCTACCAATCCTGTAACAATCGGGATAGGTAGTGGAGCATCAAACGGGCAGGGAACAACAACAGCAGGAGTTGTTAGGGTACGTAATGCAAGTGCTAGCGTATCAGGGGCAGGAACACAGTCCAGTTCTGCAGCAGGTATATTAGTTGCAGTATCCAGCATATCTGCATCTGGACAAGCCACTTCTACTGGTACACTTCGTGCTATAGCTAACGCAACTGCAACAGCGTCAGGTACATCAAGTTCTGTTGGAACATTAGAAGCTCCTGTAGGGGCATCTATATCAGGACAGGCTACTATCTCTGGAACAGGTCTGCGAGTAGCGGATGTAGTATCTAGTATCACAGGACAGGGCAGTGTAAGTTCTAATGGTTCTTTAGTAGCTAAAGCAGTAGGCTCTGTAACAGGACAAGCAAGTGTATCTGTTGTTGGTGTAAAAGTACGAGATGCTGGTTCTTCTGTAGCAGGCGCAGGCTCAGTATCAGCAACAGTTTTAAAGATAAGAGACGCAAGTTCGTCTGTATCTGGACAAGGAAACATAAGTGGTGCAGCTACTCGTCTAACAGATGTTACAGCCAGTGCAAGTGGAACAGCATCAGTATCTATATTCGTTACTTTACCCGCAACAGCCACAGCAACAGGAATAGGAATAGTATCTGCAACAGAATTTTTATCATTTAGATTTGTTGCTAGTGAGTATGAAAGAAGTAGAGCGGTGTATGTTCCACAAGAAACATTGAGAAGAGTTGCTATACCTCAAGAAAAAGCACGTATAGTTTACGCACCTCAAGAATTACAGAGATTAGCAAAGGTAGCATGACATGGCATTAAGATGGCCTGATAAAGACCCCGACGAATCCTTAGACTACACGGTAGATTGGTCACGATTTTTAGATACTTTGACTATATCTTCAGTTGTTTGGAAGTTCATTCAAACAGATGGCACAGAGTCCTCTGCACTTTCTACATCTAGTACATTCAACGGCATAAGTGTTAACAGTATCTCTAATACAAGCAGTACGGCAACAATCGTGCTAGATGGTGGCACAGCGAATATAGATAACAAACTTGTTTGTCAAATTACTACAAGTAACTCTGCAAAGACTAGCGCGCCTATTGTTACCAAACGCATTATACACTTACGAGTTAGGGAACGTAGTTAATGGCATACAATTATTTAGATTTAGTGAATATAGTGGCTCGTAGGTTAAATGAATCAGAACTTACATCAACTAATTTTTCAACTGCAAAAGCATTTTATGCTACAATAAAAGATTCTGTAAATACGTCTATACGAGACATAAATCAATACTATTCTTATTTTCCATTTAATCACAACAAGCAGGAAGAGGTGTTGGTTGCGGGAGAAACTAGGTATGTGTTTCCTGCAGAAGCAAAGTACGTAGATTTTGATACTTTTAGAATAAAGCGTAATACAACTCTAGACTTAGGGGAAGCTAGGTCGCTACGTAAGATAGCATACGACGAGTATATCAGCACTTACGTAGACCAAGAAGACGAAACAGATGCAACTCAGGGTGGAGTACCAGAATTTGTTTTTCGTAGTCAGAGTGAGGAGTACGGATTAGTACCGTTCCCTGACAAAGCTTACACACTTGAGTACGAATACTTTATGCATCCAGTAGATTTAATCTTGTTTGACGATGTACCTACCATACCCGAAGCATACAAACATGTCATAATCGATGGGGCTATGTACTACTGTTATCTATTTAGAGACAACATAGAAATGACAGCCTTGTCTAAAAGCAAGTTTGAAGAGGGTATGAAGAACATGCGTAAACTACTTGTAAACGAACACTTATATATGAGGGCTATATAATGCCTGACCGTTGGCAAACCTATCCGTTAGAATTTGCAGGAGGACTGATAAGCAACCTCAGTCCTTTACAACACGGAATAACTGCCCCCGGTTCTGCTAGAAATTTAATAAATTTTGAGCCATCAACTGATGGTGGTTATCGCAGAATAGAAGGATTTGAAAAGTATAACACTAATGCTGTTACAGATTGGAAGTTAGGATCCTGGAGTACCACTACTGGTTTTCCATCGTGTGTCTCATTTTTTGAACAAAGACTTTGTTTTGCTGCAACAACTAATAATCCACAAACTTTATTTTTTTCAAAATCTGGAGATTATGAAAATTTTGCAAGTGGTACTAATGCAGATGATGCTATGGTTTATACTATTGCATCTAACCAGGTAAACGTCATTAAAGCTTTAAAAGCTACTAGAACATTAATAGTTATGACTACTGGTGGAGAATATGCGGTAAGCTCTGGATCAGCTCAAGACGCAATTACACCAACAAATATTAATATCAGAAAACAATCTAATTACGGAAGTGCAGGAGT